CTCGCCGTCGTAAGTATCGTCCTGAACGATCGTCTTGCCGGCGAGGCCGATATAGGGCAACGCCGCATCCTGGGGCGGATGATCGTAAACCGGCACGGCGACAGACCCGCCCGCGTCGCTCACGACCGAGATGCCGGCCAGCGCCGCGACGATGGCCTTTTGCACGGCGTGCGCGGGATCAGCCACGGGCGCGCGCCTTCTGGATCGCGGAGCGGACGGCACCGTTCACGATGCGCCGGATGGCGACGTAGTTGGCGTCGAACGCCGGGCGCAGGAAGGGCTGCGCCGGCCGCGCCGGAATATCGTTGTCCACGCCCTTGAAGAATGCGCGGCCGTTCTTGCCCTTGCGACCGGAGACGCGCACCGAGCCGGCGCGATAGCCCTTGGTGCCGAACTCGACGAACGATGCGTAATAGGCCTTCTTTTGCAGCCGCCGCGTGCGCAAGCCGAACTCCACCCGCAGGCCGCCCTCGCGCTTGCCGATGGCGCCTTTCATGGCCAGCGTGCGCTTCAGGTTGCCCGTATCGGACGGCGCCAACGCGACCGCCGTCGCCTGCACCATGCGGATGCCGCGATCGAGCGCGTCGGCGATCTCCTTGCGGCCTTCCTGCGGCAGAGCCCGCAGGATGCGGCGGATGCGCGGCCCGCCGATGACCATGGATTTGCGGCTCATTCGGCGACGCCCTTTTCGGCCAGCAGAACCATGAACAGCGCATCGTTCGCGTCGTGATCGATCGCCGCGATGTAGTACGTGACGCCGTTCCACGTCATGCGCATCGTCTCGGTGACGTCGGCGCGGCGGTAGATCGTGAACCGCACCTGCCCGACCGCCCGCACAGCACCCCGATCCTCGCGCTCGGTGGCCGCGATCGGCTGCACCGCCGCCGCGACGCTGGCGACGAGCGCCCATGATCTCGTGAACCCTCCGGCGCCATCGCTCGTGCGGGTCTCTTTTTCAATGCGGATCGTGTCGGCGAGATCGCCGGGCATGGTCCGCCGCCGGCCGCGCTGCATCAGGCTTCGCGTCATGTCGGCACCACCCGGAACGGCATCGTCAGGGCCTCCACGGCAAAGGCGTGCGGCCCGCCCGCCTGGCCGACGGCCTCGCGGTTCAGCCACCAGTGGGCGACCAGCATCAGGATGGATTGCTTGATCGGCTGCGGCACGGCCGCCCCGCCGCCGTACCCTGCCTTGAACTGCACGCGCACGGCCCCGTCCTCGCAGCGGGGAATGGGCCACGTCTTGCCGTAGGCCGGCCGGATGCGGCCGATGATGTGCTGCGCATCCACGACGTAGTCGCCGGGATCGATCGTGACCAGCGTTCCGGCGTCGTTCACATACTTGATCCAGTCCACCGATTGGAGCGGCGGAAGCGGCAATTCGATCCGGCCGCCGTAGCGGCACGGGAAGCGATCGAGACGCGTTTCCCACGTCTGCGTCACGAGCGCACGGCCGAGGATGCCCGTGCGGCCCTCGAGATGCGCGGTGGCCGCCGTCACGAGCGCGCCGATGAACGCATCCTGATCGCTCGCCGTGTAGCGCAGGTTCGCCTTGGCTTCCGCCAGCGAAACCGGCGGCTCGGTCGGCGGCGTGACGAGATTGAGCCACATGGGGCGCCCTCGATCTGATGGAGGATCAGGCGGACGGCGCGGCCGGCGCCTACAATGCGGCAACCTCGGCCTCAAGAGCCGCAAGGCGCTCGCGCAGCTCCGCGTTCTCCGCTTCCAGGCCCTTGACGGTGTGTTCCAGGCCATCGGCGCGGGCAGTCGCGGCTTCCTCGCTCTCGCATTCGGCGGCGATGCCAGCCTCGACCCAGGCATCGGCGATCTTGGGGGCGACCGACACAATCTGGCCGTGACTGTAGCTGAAATCTGCGCCGGCCATCGGCGTCAGCATCTTGATCGATTTCGTCTTCGTGGGCTTGTCTGCCATGTTGCGCGTCCTCGTTGGGATGAAAAAGGGCGGGCCCGATCGGACCCGCCCCAGTGTTGCGGACTGTCTCGTGGCCGCCGCCACCCGGCTCAGGTTGCCGAGTTGGCGTAGTGTTTGAGCGCGGCGTTGCTCTGATCCATAAGCTTGCCGTCGGACCGCATCCACGCCAGGAACGCGATCTGCCCCTTTTCGAGGTACTTACTGTCGGCGAAGCGGAACAGCTGCATCGCCATCACATCGCGGATGACGTACTTGCTGAAATCGCCGAACAGGATCGACTTGGCATTGGCCGCCATGACCGGCATGGCCTGGTTGATCGTGTAGCGATAGCCGAGGATATCGTTGGCATCGCCGCCCGTCACGCCGGGACGCCACAGCGGACGGCCCTGGCTGTCCACGAGCTTCTTCAGCGCGCGCAGCGTCAGGTCATGGAACATGAACCCGGCATTGCCGCGATAGATCGGGTCCACCGAGTGCTCGAGGTCCACGAGGTCGGCGTAGGTGACGCTCGTCGTCTGGCCGGTTGCGCCGGTCTTGCCAACCGCCGACGCCGTGACCATGCCCTGCGGCTGGCCCGTGCCGGTGCCGGTCGTGAAGTGCTTGTTGGTGATGCGGCCGAGGCGATCCGTGAAGCGCTGCTGCAGATGGCCCTCGATATCGAACGCCTGATCCTGCAACAGCTCGATCGGGACGTTGACGATCTTCGAGGAATACTTGTATGCGCCGATGGCGGTCGTGCCGAACACGATCGCGTCGGCGCTGGCCGCGACGTTTTCCGCCACAAGCTCGCCTTCCTCGGTGGACACATCCGTGGTGGGATAATCGATGGGGCGGCCGTGATCCGTGCGCAGGATCGTGGCGACCTCGCGGGCGCCGCCGTAAGCGGCAAGGTTTTGCAGGATGCGATCGCCTGTTTCGCGCGGCACGAGGAACCCGCCGGCCGAACCGGTCGTCGCCGACTGATCGGCGCGGATCTCGCGGCGGCGCTGCGCCAGGATCGCCTGATGCTCGTCGCCAAGCTGCATGACGGCCTCGCGACCCCCGAGCAGGAACGCCCGGAAGATGTCCTTTTCCAGTGCGACGACGTGCGCGGCCTCGTCGGTGGATACGCCCCGGCGCTGCGCCGTGCTCTCGATGGCGGCCGTCACGCCGGCTTCGATCTTGAGCTGCTTTTCGATGGTCTCGATCTGACCATCGATGGCGTCGATCGCCGCATAGATCTCGTCCACTTGGGCCTTGGTATCCTTGCCCCAGTTGTCGAGATGGTTGCGGGCCTTCTTGGCAAGGTCGCTGCGCTCCGCGCGCAAGTCCTGAATGCTCTTCATGGGATATCCTCTAGGTTTTCAGGTTCATGGGGTACGCAGGCGCGGCGCGAGCCGCCAACTCAGGCGACGCGCTCGAACAGAGCGAGGCGGGCCTTGTAACGCTCCAGATCCGCGCGCGCGGCCTCCTCGGCGTTGGCATCGGCCTTCGGCTTCAACGCCTCCGGCAGACGATCAAAGACGCTCAAATCGTGCCTAGCCGACACGGCCTTGGCCTCGATCACGGCGTCGCAGAACCCGTTCTTGACGGCCTCCTCGGCCTCAAACCACGTCTCGGCATCCATCCAATCCTTGATCTGCGCGGCGGACGCACCGGTCTTGCCGGCGTAGTCGCGGGCGATCGTGGCCGCGATCTGATCGAGAAGGTCCGCCGTCTGGCGAAGCTCCTGCGCTTCGCCGAATGCAAAGCTCCACGGATTGTGGATCATCACGAAGGCGCCCTTGGCGATGCGGATCTCGTCGGCGCCCAACATGAGAAACGAGGCGGCGGAAGCGGCCAGGCCGTCCACGTAGGCGACGACCTTGGCCGGATGCGCCTCGAGTGCCGTTTTCATGGCGCGGGCCTCGAACACGTCGCCGCCCGGCGAATTGATGTGGAGGTTGATGGTGGATGCTGAGATACCGTTCAGGGTCCGCACCACGTCCTTGGCGGTCACACCGAACCACGGATCGATGGCATCGTAGATATAGACGTTGGCCGCATCGCCCGAGGCTTCCGCGCGGACGCCGGCCGCCTTCGGACTGGATCGCGCCAACTGCATGAGCTTGGCCATCGTCATGGGTTCTGATCTCCGCTGTTGGATTGACTGGACGACGGGCGATCCCACGTCGCCAGAGTGTCACCGCCGGGCACGGCCGGCAGATTTTCGGCACGCCGCACCTCGTTCTGCGTCATGTAGCCAGGGCCTGACGATCCGCCGAGGGCGATGCGGTAGGCCTCGTTGCGCTCTTTGAGCAGGGCCTGCACGAGCGCGCGCCGCTCGAATTCCGAGTAGGTGCCGGAAAGCCGGTGAATCTTGTAGTTGACCTCCTGCTCGATGGCGGCGAGGTGCTGCCCGAGCGTGTAGGTGATGAACCCCGTCGTCTGCTCCTCGATGCCCGATCCCCAGCTCGTCGTCTTATCGACGGCACCGATCATATGCGGCGGCACGCCGAACACGCGCGCCACATCCACGACCTGAAAGCCGCGCGTTTCGAGGAGCTGCGCATCCTCGGCCGAAATCCCGGTCTGTTGCCACTTGGCGCCGCTCGATAAAACGGCCGGCATGTGACGATTGGCGCCGCCGTTCATCTCGCTCCAGTATTCGCGGATGACCTTGGCCTGCTCGGGCGTGACTTTGGCGTTCTCGGGATAGCCGATGTAGCCTTGCGGCGTCGCATCGTTCTCGAAAAAGCGCCGGCCGTAATCGTTTGCGGCCAAACCGACGGCTACGGCGTCGGCGTAGGCCCGGATCGGCGTCTTGGCCTCCAAGCCGTTCCATTCCATCGTGCCGGGAAAGTGCAGCACGTCGTCCTGATCGGCGATGAGATGCGTTCCGTCGTCCAGATCGAATTCATAGATGAGCCGGCCGCGCAGCGATTGCGTGCTGCCGATCTTGACCGCCATGCTGCCGGTCCGGATCGGCCAGATTGCCAGGACCTCGCCCTCGCGCGAGCGCTGGATGTACCCATAGCCGTTGCCGCGCAGGAGCATCTGCGCCACGACGTGCCGCCAGAACATGACCGCCGACATGCGCGGGTTCGGCCGGTTGCGCAACAGCGTCGCCATGCGCGAGGCGAGCCGCTGGCGGTCGCCGTCACCCTGCTTGAAGTAGCTGTGCAGCGGCAGCATCGCGATCGATCCCGCGATGAGGCGCACGCACGCATAAACGGCCGAGTGCCGCATCGCCTCGTCGGGCGAGACGTGACGCGTGTAGCCCGAATGCCCGAGCAGATCGCCCCATGTCTCGAATTG